GTTAAAAGTGTTTTCGATTTACAATCGATATTTATTATAGAACGAATAATCTAATTTAAGATAAAATGGCAGAATCATTAATCTCCCCAGGGGTACTATCAAGAGAGCAAGATAGATCATTTCTTCCTCCTGCACCATTAGAAGCTGGCGCAGCATTTATAGGCCCAACAGTAATAGGACCTGTAGAGGAACCTACAGTTGTGACGTCGTATGGAGCTTACCAAAGAAAATTTGGTACTACATTTGCGTCCGGTTCAAACAAATACGAATTTTTAACTTCATTAGCAGTAAAATCATACTTCGAGCAAGGTGGTAACTCTGCGTTGATTACTAGAGTAGTAAACGGCTCCTTTACAGGCGCTTCTAACTCTACAATCGCAGCTGCAGATGGAGGATCAGCACCTTTTTCAATCCAAACTTTAGGAAAAGGAGCAATTCTAAATACTTCTTTAGGTGCAAGTGATGCAGGAGTACAAAACTCTGACGGTTCATTAAAGTCAGGTTCAGCAGACAACATTAGATGGGAAATCGCTAACGTTGACTCAGCAAACGGTACTTTCTCACTTATCATTAGAAGAGGTGATGATAATTTAAGTCAAAAAACAGTATTAGAATCTTTCAACGATTTAAGTTTAGATCCTAATTCTGAAGGCTACATTTCAAAGATAATTGGAGACCAATATAAAACAAAAGCTTCTGATGGTTCTTCAACTTATATCTCTACTGTAGGATCTTATGTTAACAGATCAAACTACATTAGAGTATCTGCCGTAGATAGACAAACATTAAATTACCTAAGTACAGACGGATTATCAGTAAGCGATGCAAGCTATACTGGATCTTTACCAGTTGCTTCTTCTGGATCGTTCTACGGTGCTTCTGGTAACTTATATAAATCAGATGCTGCTAACAATATGTTTAGTGACATCTCAAATGCAAATACTCAAGGATTAGTAGCTACAGACTATGCAGATGCTATTTCAATCCTTACTAACGAGGACGAATACGTATTCAATATCGTATCTGCACCTGGATTAATTTACAGCTACGGAGATCACAAGACTCAATTAGATTCTATCATCTCATTAGCTTCTGATAGAGGAGATAACATCGCAGTAATCGATGCATCACCTTACGGAACTTCAGTATCAAATGCCGCTGGTAATGCCGCTTCAGTAAACAGCTCATATGCAGCAACTTACTGGCCTTGGTTACAGATGGCTACATCTACTGGAAAATTAGAATTTGTTCCTGCATCAGTTGTTATTCCTGGAGTATATACATTTACTGATAGTGCTGCTGCACCATGGTTTGCACCTGCTGGTTTAACTAGAGGTGGTATTCCTAACGTAATCCAAGCAGAAAGAAAAGTAACTAGATCACAAAGAGATACTTTATATGCTGCTAATGTAAACCCAATCGCAACATTCCCAGGATCTGGTATTTCAGTATTCGGTCAGAAGACATTACAGAAGAAGAAATCAGCTCTTGATAGAGTAAATGTTAGAAGATTACTGATCGATCTTAAGAAGTTCTTAGGAGATCAAGCTAAGACATTAGTATTCGAACAAAATACTATTGCAACGAGAAATACATTCTTAGCAAATGTTAACCCTTACTTAGAGTCAGTGGTACAGAGACAAGGTCTTTATGCTTACAGAGTAGTAATGGATGATTCAAACAACACTGCAGATGTAATCGATAGAAATCAATTAGTAGGTCAGATCTTTATTCAGCCGGCTAAAACTGCAGAATTCATCACATTAGACTTCGTAATTCAGCCAACTGGTGCTACGTTAGGAGAATAATTTAAAAGTAGAATATTTATAATAAACAAAAAATAAAATGGCAGTATTAGATCCTAACGAAATAATGTTCAGAGCTTTCGAACCGAAAGTGCAAAACAGATTTATCATGTACATCGATGCGATTCCATCATTCATGATAAAGAACGTCAAAGCTCCTACCTTCACAGACAACGTAGTTAAGCTTGACCATATTAACACCTATAGAAAGATCAGAGGAAAAAGAGAGTGGGCAGAAATGACTATGACTCTATATGATCCGATTACTCCAAGTGGAGCACAGGCTGTAATGGAATGGGCAAGATTAGGATACGAATCAGTAACTGGTAGAGCAGGATACTCAGACTTTTATAAGAAAGATTTAACTCTTAACGTATTAGGTCCAGTAGGAGACGTAATCGGAGAGTGGATCATAAAAGGAGCATTCGTTACTAACGGAGACTTTGGCCAGTTTGATTGGTCATCAGATGCAGTAGTTGATTTAGGGATCACAATCAACATGGATTACTGCGTACTTAATTACTAGGATACTCAGACTTTTATAAGAAAGATTTAACTCTTAACGTATTAGGTCCAGTAGGAGACGTAATTGGAGAGTGGATTATAAAAGGAGCATTCGTTACTA